GTTAGTCATCATTAATGTAAAATTGTTTAATTCATCTTCCATCCCTAAAAGGAATAGGTGAATCAAAGCGATTTTGTTTAATTCTTGAATTAAGGATTGTTGTATTCTGTTGATTGTTCTTGCGAAACGAATGTCAAGTAAAGCTAAACCCTTACCGTTACCAACGACATCTTCAAACCCAAGGAACGCTTTCGGGATCCTAAGAGCCGCTAACATTTTCTTTTGGATATACTCGATGTCAGCAATCTCACCTAAGTTCTGTGCACCAGGTAATGTTTCAATTGGACTACTCTGAGAGATATCCCTCATTGGAATGAAATAATCTTGGTCAACCGCCATTTGATTATATCTCATATCCACCTGACCGTTATTTTGGTCTACGATTTGGTCTCTCTTAAATTTGTTTGCAATTCTCTGTACGTAAGGTTCAATATCCTTATCGTCCATGTTTCCAACGAATACTTTGAATACCCTTCTTTCAGGTGCTCTTGATGTCCTGTAAATTAACATTGCATCTTCCGCTAGGAGTAACTGCTTCCAAATACGTCGGATCTTATCCAACATGGATGTACCGTATGGAAGTTTTCTATCGTCACCAAGAATTCTAAAGTGGGCGACTTCCCATGCCTGGAATTCCATATCTTTGTTGTTCCAAGTAAACCTGAGTTCCCGGGTTGGGAACTTTGAACTTACCCTATCACTTTGGTTCGGACTGGATTGTCGAGCCCCTTCAAGTCGTTGGATCTCAATGTTCGGTAATTGTTGACAACCAATAATACCTTTGGCCGCGTCGATTTTTAAATAGACGAAGTTATCACCATACTTGGACATACCTCTCGCCCACATTTGTATATTGGTGTTAATGTCTAATACATTATAGAAGAGGTCATCTAAAATAGATTTAATTCTTTTTGAATCGGAATGGATGGTTAAAATTTGACCCTTTTCCGATTTGGTTGTAGATTCTTCCGCATAGATATCAAGAGCGGCAGACACTTCAGGTGTGAATTCCATACTCTCATAATCATAATATGCTGATAGTCTATTTGGTTCGTAGTAAACTGATTGATTATAAAGTGACATGTCGAGTTTCGACCACTTGTCAGCGATATATTGTGTTTGCTTGGCTTGTAATAAAGCGTTTTCGTATTCTTCTTTACTGTCAGTTTTCAGTAATTCATCTTTCGAGAATTGAAACGACGGTGGTGGGGGAGACACTGTGTTTCCCTGAAAACCGAAAGTTTTCGTTAATCGTTGAAAGATAGTCATATCTTGTTTTGCCATACCTATAAATATTCGTTATAATGTAAACATTTTTTTTATATTATTGAAGCCTTTTACTTTTATTCATCCCCGCGAATAACCATGAATATTCCTTATATTGTTGCTTTTGCGTTTGCACAATATCATTCTCAAATAACGGATTGCCATCAATAGGTCTTCCGTCCATTGTCATAGTACCCATTGGGTCGAAAGCCTGGCCATAAGAATAGAACGATTTATTTGGTTCATATGTCTTCTCCGATAACATCCAAGAATCAATTATCGCTTTATTAACAGAGTCCACCCTCTCAAGTTGACCGAAACAGACATCCGCAATATATAATGCGATGGCCATACTCATGATGGCGTCGTCATGTGTTCCTTTCATATGGTCAGGTCTTCCGTTGACATAAACAAAGGTGTTCATTTCATTAACCAACCTCTGTGACCTAACAATAAATCCATGTCTCAATTGTTCCTCGAAAGCGGCAACAATTTGTGTCCGCTTGTTATTGAAGTTCACACCTGGGATTTTCTCCATCGCTTTCTCATTGTAATCCCAAACATTTTGAGTGTTAATTCCTTCAATGTACATATTCTTATATCCCATCTCTTGGAATTTCCTTGCCGTGGCAATACCCATACCACCTGTGATGTCGATACCAACAAACGCCTTGTACAATACTGCCCATCGATACGCGACCTGAGCCAAGTCATCTGGTGGGATTTTTCCCACATATTCAAGTACCTGTTCTCTATCGTCAAAGTCAATTATACAAATGCCAGAAAAATCTTCACTATCCCCTCTGGAAACATCAATTCCCATAACATATCGGTGACCCGGAATTGGATCTTTCCAATGCCAAAGAGTACCACTCATGAGTTTTTCAGTTGGTTCTTTTATCATGTTCTTAACAATGTTCTCCCTTACCTCATACGGAATAACACTATCACCTGAACCTAAGAAGTCACACTCAATTTCCTGAGCAATTTTTCTTGGGTCATACTTTAATTTCTTTGACATTCCCTCATACCATGGTGAATATGGTTTATACCCATCATCTATTGTCGTTTGAAAATCTTCCATGGTAACACCCGTCAAAATAAACCCCTCTTCATCGTCCTTATATAAGGGGCGATTCAACATATAGTGAACCATGTCCTTAACCTTTATCCATCTTAATTGTTTTGAGTAACGAGGATCTTTGTACCACTGGAGGTCTGAGATATGGAAGTCGTTTATTCCTTTAACCGCTTGGTCATAAACCGTATAATAAATTGGGTCGAAACCGTTTGGTGTAGAAATCAGAATAATTTTACCACCCGTTGAAAGTGAGGCCATAGATGCAGCCCAAAAATCATCCCCAGCTTCAATGTATGCTGCCTCGTCAAATATTAGAATGGTCGGAGTATAACCCCTAAGAGCGTCCTTTGAGGTTGCAACGGCTTTAACCTCACAACCGTTATTTAATCTAAATCGACTTTCAGAGTTTTTATCCTGAGAGAACCCCACGTTCATCCAATCTGGCCATTGCATTAAGAACCCACGGATCTTATTCGCCATTTCAATCGCGGTGTCTCGCTTGTTCGCGACAATTAGAACCTTTTCTGGTTTTTCATCTTTGGCTGTTTGTAACACTTTAGATACCCACGCAGCGGTTACAGTTGTCACACCAGCCTGACGATACTTTCTAGTGATGTTTTCGTTGTAGTCCTCATAATCAGTTAGTAATTTTATTTGATCAGGAAAGAGATCCAATGGTACATTACGTTTCTGGGTGTTATCAAAAGTTTGAAGATATGTACGCATGGCGTACGGTGTATCTTTTATAATACGGGCGTATTCTTTTAACTGTTCTATGTTTGTCGCCATACCTATAAATACAAAAAAAGGAGGAAATCTCCTCCTTTATCTTAGTTTGGGTCAATCATGTATGGGTAAGTTATTCACGATTTCCTTGTTTCCGGGCAATCATTTGCTGAATTTTCTGAGACAGTCCCCAATTTTCAGCATCAATTGCTTGATTCAATTCGTAGTTTAATGCGTTAAGTCCCATACCGGAAAGTGCCTTATCGTCCAATTCAACATTTCCTTCTGGCTCATCTTCTCCCTGAGTAATTCCTAAACCTTGCAGAAAGGCATCCATGTCTTGATCACTGGTTTCTTCTGCGGCATCGTTTACCTCAGTTTGTAGTTCTACGATATCGGGTGTCGGGTCTTCCTGATTGAAAGCTGCTCGAATACCTTCCATTAGATGTTCAATCATTTGTTGTCCTCTGTCAGTTCCACTAAGTACTTCTTTCACGAAAACTAAGAAATCTCTAGCTTCCAATTTGAATATGGCGAGTAATAGATAATTTTGTAATTCTTTTTGATTTTCGTCAACCAATATCTCTTCAGGGAATTGTGATCTAATCCTATTCCATATTGATGGTCCTAATCTGATATCCCAAATCTCCTTTTCTAAAGTATCTTCAGATTGACTAACTTCTTCCCAACCATCTTCAGGTTGTCCTTGAACTGCGAACATTTCCATAACACCTTTAATAATTTCATGAACTAAAACAGGAAAGTTAATCCCCCGAGCTTTAATTGTTGGGGGTTCTGTGTTCCTATCAACCTCTTCTTGCCCAGCCATAGATGACGAATCCATTGCCATGTTCATTTGTTCATCGGGCATTTGCCAATACATCGTGTCGTTAATCGACATCATAATACCATAATCCCTGATAAGTGTTTCTGAACCTGTGATCTCAGCGAGTCTCTCGGCCACGTTATGATACATATAATACCCCTTCATGGCTGAACCTTGAATTATGCTATTGATTAGTCGTCGTTTCGCTTTCTCCATGTCAAGATGTTCAAGATTTTGTGCAATTTCAACTTCATTTTCAACCCCAGCTTCATCATCTTGTGGTTCTTCTTGGTTGTCTTCATCCCGATTCATACCTTGTGTATCCATCTCACCGATACCTACGATTTTTACATCAAATTGAAAGGCATCATCTGGGATTTTCATTTCTTGTTTCACCACTTCAATCGCCAAGTTTTCTAATTCTTCTCTATGGGCAGCTTCGGTTTGAGTAATATTTTGTAGTGATCTCATTGCCGCCTGGGCTAATGGCATCATACCACCTGTACCCTGTAATGATATTGGTCGTCCCGTATATTCTTGAACCTTTTGGATTACCTCCCTATATCTTTCAGACGCTAGTAATTCTTGAAAATTACTCTCCACTTGATTTTCTTCTGGTTCTGGAAACTCGACTTTATCAAAGGGAGTGTCCCCCTGTGCCAACTTATCCTGTACACCACGATCTGGTTCACTTTCTGGCGGTAAGTCCATTGGCATTTCTCGGAGATTTTTTCTAACAGATTCTTTTATACTTTTATTGGTGAGTTTCATACTTTAATCAGTTTTTTCCGCTTTGGGGGCTGGGTTTATACCTGGGCCTGGTTGATATGGTGTAGCAGGTCTATTTGGTTTTATATTGGGATCTCCCGGTTTTGTTGTTGGTTTTGTTGTCGGTTCTGCGGGTGCAGTTTCAGCGTTCTTAATCGCGTCGTATGATAAAAAGTCAGGAATTTCAATTTTCGTTTCCGGCTCCATAACTTCCTGTTCATGTAACTTATTTTTAATCAAACTCAAAATATCATTTTTGGATGTGAAGGGGTGTACGTGTTTTCCAACCACACCAACAACCCACTCGGTTAAATCGAGACCCATCTCACCTGGCTTGGATACTGGTTGGGATGCTGGCGCAATGGTTTCTTTAGTTTCTTCTTTCTTGTCGTCGTCATCTTTAATGATACCCTTACTCTTTAACCATTCAGTTTTACTTTTGAATTTCGGTTTTTCTTCCTCATCAATATCCATTTCACTAGATTTCGCGTCATTCTCTTTCATTCTTTTAAGTAGATCTTTAAGATCAGCAATTTTTTTCTTGTCCTTGCAGTGTTTGATTTTATGTTTGATTTTCTTAACTACGTCGTCTTTGTCTTTGTTCTTATCCTCTTCTTTGTCCTCAGTCATTTCTCCCTCATAAGCCACGAATTGTTTCTTCTGTTGTTTTGCTTGAGTAATGGCGTTTACATCTGTTTTTGGAATGTTCACCGGATTGAGGTCGTTTGTATTATATTGTTCCCCTAAAACTCTCCCCCCTAATACGGCGAGTTGTTTGTCACTTAGGACTGCCAGAGTTTTTTCGGAAAACCCATCTTTAATTAACGCGGTTACAGTATCTTTTCTTTTCATTTACGTAGTTTGTATTGAATTTCGTCATTTATTAACCTAAGCCCCTTTGTTTCTAACTTATCGGTTACACTTTCTAAGGTGTCCCCATAATGGAACGATACTCTTATCGGCCTCTCCTCCGAGTCTAAATCAAATGGTTCCCAACCCAACGCGATGATTCCATCCGCCGCGTCTACTACGCCAAAAAAATCGGAATTCTGAACTAAATCAAGTTGTAAATCCGAATTTTTTAACAAACCCACTAAATCAATAGATCTGAGCTCTGGTGGTACCGACCTTCCTGATGAAGGTATGGTATACCAGTCATCTTCCATTACATCATCTTTCTTACTAAAAATGAACTCATATTGGCTCTGACCTTTATAGTCTTTACCTAGTTCGTTAATGTATACCAAGTACATTATTCAAAATATTTTCCCAATGTCTCTTTAACACTTCCGTTAACCATATTGGTCAATTCTTCCAAATCAATTTCTCTTAGATCTCCATCATCAGAAGCTTCATCAGAAACATTGTTAACGTCACTATCTAATGGATCATCCAATTCATTGTTACCCGTATATAGTGGATATTGGTCTTTACCCATATCTGATTTTGCCGATCTCTCCGCCTTTTTAGAACCGAGACCGCCTAATATAGCATCGACTTCGGGATCACTGTATTCATCATCGAATTCGTCATCTAAAGGTGTGTCAATTAATTCTTCCAAAGACGCTACACCGTCTAAGTCCATTTCTGAGGTTTCTACTGGAGCCTCTACTGGTGGTAATTCAGCCCCTGGAACTTCTGCTGCCCCATCTACACTTTCTTCGGCACCAAGTTGGTCGAGAATCGATTCTTTATCGGAATCTTCCATAGCCTCAAAATCGATGGCACTTAAAACTTGATTTACAATTTCCGCATAATTAGCACTCTCAAGTTGGTCCTTGTATTTGTTCAGATTTTGTTGAAGTTCACCAGCATCTTTTTTAAGAACTGACATAAAATCATTTGGATCTCCTTCTGGTGCTGGTACGCCCTCATCCCCAGGTAACGGAGCTTCCATTGATGGGTCTCCCCCTTCTGGAGGTAGCGTTGCAAGTTCTTCTGGTGCTGGCGCCGGAGCGGCCTTAGGTTGTTTTAAGACATATTTCGTGGCCTCCAGAAGATCTTCTTGTTCAACAAGAAACTCCATCTTCTTCAATGCCTCACCATATGATGAAAATCTGTTCTTGTTTTTCATGAACATACCCCCAATATAATCTAAGGAATTTTCATTAAGTCCTTTCTTTACGTAATACCCATCTTTCTCTTTTTCGATACCGTAAATACCAGATTTCGATTCTTTAGTAGGTTCTGAAGATTCTTTTAAAACCTTATCTGTTTGATAATATGTGAGATCGAGGATTCGTTGTATCTTCTCATCCCCCTTTAATTTCTCACTCCCTAATGCTTTTAACTCTCCCATTTGTGTAATGTTAAATGTGTTTTATTCTTATCAATAAATACAAGTATATCCATAAAAAATTATTGAATACGACTAATCTACTGATAATTTATTATCTACAACGTTTTTTTTAAGTTCAATTAATTTTTCGATGTACCCATTTCTTCTGAGTAATTTGAATGTTAAATTTTCGTATGAGTATTCCCCACCCTTATCCAAACCACTTTGCCTGAAACGTTTTAACTTCTTTTTGACAGAATCGACCACAGTTGAAACATCGATACCCTGTTCATTTTTTTCAACTAAGGAATCAATTAAATTGGCGTATTCAGCACCTTTCTCAAGTATACCTCTATCGTCAACATAATTTTTAGATTTTTGTGGTTCGACAAGCCATTTGTTATTTAGAACGGAATAAACACCACTAGATATATGCTTCTCCTTTACGTCTTGAACGTACATTTCAACTTCAAACCCTTTAATGGTAATATTATGTAAGGTATTCCAAACCTGTTTTTTGGCGGCAAAGAATTCTTGAAGAAGAACATTGTTGTGATCACTCTCATCATAGTCTATTAAGACGTGTAAATCAACGTCTGAATATTCCGACCAGTTATAATTTGCTAATGAACCTGTTAGTATTGAGTCGTAGATGAAAAAGTCCACCCCTAGGAAATCAATAAATTTATCCGTAATAATTAATAATCGATCTCTGACTGGATCTAACATTTTATACCCACCGTCAATTTTTTCGAAAATATCTAAGGATAGGGTTGGTTTTGAGTAAAAAGATTTGATTATCTTTTCGTCCTGTTCCCTATCTTCTCCTAATTCATCAACTAGTGATCGTGTACTCATGTAACCTTCTTATATTTGTATACTTTATTTATGTTAGTATTAAGAAATTTACCCTGAGACTCCGTCATCCTTAATTTTGTGAAGAGTTCCCAAGGCACATCATAATATTCATAAATAGTTCCATTTTTGAAAGTGACCGACAATGTCTTAGATTCTGTTTGGTAAGATGCAAATTTTAAATTACTTGAGTTGATAACAACATTAATTGTCTTTCCGGAGATTTGTTCTGATATGATTCCCATGGTCTTAATTTTTAATATAATATACAGAAATTGGGTAAAAAAAGAAACCCTTGACTTTCGATCAAGGGTTGTGTTTTAACCAGGATTGTATGGTTCACCCCCACTCGCTATATTTGTGGGTTCATATTCGTTGTTTTCTTCTCTATCTGGTGGTTCGGGTTCGGGTATCTCTGAGAGTTTATTAACCAAATCACCAATCGTTTTCCCCGCCTCAATCAACTTGCGAGCATTCATGATAAAATTACCAAAATCTGGTGGTTGTTCTTCCGCTTTGAATATCTCCTCATCGCCTGGGGCGACAAAACCACCAATAAGTTGTTCTTTGATAACATGGTCCATTTGGGCCTCTGATATTCGAATTTTCCTAGTCATGACTAGTTCATTGGAACTTCGGGCTCAACTCCACCTTCAGTATCAGGGGTGGGCTCCATTGGAGCGTCATCAACTGGTTCGGCTTCTTGTGCGTCGAGAAGTTGATCTACTAACTCACCAACACTAACTCCTTGCTCAAGTAGTGATTTAGCACATTCAATGAATTGTGTGAAATCAGGACCTTCAGATGCCATATCTGGGTTACCATCATCTGGCGTTCCTACCATTTGTTCGGGGCTAGGTCCTGTGTTCAATACCTGACCTTCTTGTTCCTTAATAACTTTTTTGATAATGTCATTAAGTTGCGACTCTCTAATTTTTACGACTCTTTTCATATTTTCAATTGTATATAATTCTTTATTTCATCCGTATATGGATAAATACCCGATAGTTCTTATAAATATGTGAAAGTCAAAAAAAAACTCCCGATTAACGGGAGTTTCAATTACTGGATTTCAATGGCGAGCTCTTTGAGTTTCTTTTTATCCTTGGGTATTGTTGCGGCGAGTATTCCATTCTCTACTGTGGCTTTGATACCCCTAACACTCACATCTTTTGGTAATGTGTATTGTTTCGTGAAGGAATTGGTAAAATAGAAGGACTCATCGTCGGTCTCCTCTTTTTGGTGAGAAATTGTGAGAACAGAGTCTTTCACTTTAATCTCGATGTCTTCTTTTGTTAGGCCAGGGACAGCAAGTTCGATTTGATAATCATCATCGTTTTCTACGATGTTAGTTCTTTTGATTGTTTTCCCATTAAATTTTGGGGTCTCGTACATAAGATCCATCATGTCTGTGAAAAACGGATCATTAAATAATCTTAAATAACTCATAGTTTAATATGTTTTAAATGGTTTATTATTTCTACCTCAACATATACAAATTATTTGCCATTCCAAATCGACAGACATTTTGTCCTTTTTCAATGTCGTTTTGACATATTTGTATTTCTCAATTATTTGTTTTATATTTGTACCGTACAAAACTATAAAAAATTATGAGAAAATTATTTAATGGACTAGTTATGGGATTAGGGAGTGTCGTACTGATCGGGTTTGTTGCTTTGTTCGGTGGGACACTTGTTTATTGGCTTTGGCCGATTGCGATCCCTGCAGCCTTACCGGGGTTAGTTGAAAACGGGGTATTAACAGGTGAACTTATGTGGTGGCCAGCAGTATGCCTCACATGGTTATGTGGGATTCTAATTAAATCCACACAAACAAACAATAATAAATAAAAACCAGAAATTATGTTAATTGTAGAAATTTTAATGACAATTTTCGCATGGCGAAATGGTTGGAAATGGTTGGGGCTTATACCCTTGGGAACGGCATTTGGAATTGGCCTGATTCTTGGAGCAAGTGGAATGGATCCGAGTGATATGGGTCAACTTTTGTGGATTGATGGACTCGCCGTCGTTGCTCTTGTTGTGATGTTGGTTAAGAAAGGACCAAAATGGGAAGAGCCAACTAAAAACTCTAAAACAGATAACTAAAAACTTAAATTATGGGTGTAGATTTTTTTGAAGAACCAGACAAACCAACTAAATCAAAGAAACCAGGATCAACAACACCAATACTCGATAATTTTTCAAGAGATTTGAACAAATTGGCAGAGGATGGGAAAATAGATCCAGTCGTTGGGAGAGATAAAGAAGTACAGAGAATTGCACAGATATTATCTCGAAAGAAAAAGAACAATGCGGTAATAGTTGGTGACGCGGGAGTGGGTAAAACCGCCTTAGTTGAAAAACTGGCGTTGTTGATTATCAAAGGTGAATGTCCCACCAGTTTATTGGATAAACGATTAGTATCCCTCGATTTAACATCGTTAGTTGCGGGAACAAAGTATCGTGGACAATTCGAAGAAAGGATAAAGGGAATATTGGTGGAGTTACAGGAAAATCGTGATGTGATTATCTTCATTGATGAATTACACATGATGGTCGGAGCGGGTAACGCAAGTGGGTCTATGGACGCATCCAACATCTTCAAACCAGCCCTCGCCAGGGGTGAACTACAATGTATTGGTTCAACAACCTTCGATGAATATAAGAAACATATTGAGAAGGACTCGGCGTTAACTCGTAGATTCCAAAAAATCACCTTAAAAGAACCAACCCCAGAAGAAACAGTTGAAATCCTTCATAACCTTAGAGGTTCTTATGAGTCATATCATAAGGTATCGTATCAAGAGAATGTGATGGAAACCATTGTTTTACTTGCTGGTAAATATATCACAGACAGGTATTTCCCCGATAAGGCGATCGATATCTTGGATGAATTGGGGGCGGAGAAAAAGGTTTCAAAGAAAATTCCCATCTCAATTGAAGTGTTGAGATTGGAAATCGAAAAGATCAATGAGAAGAAAAAAGCGGTCGTAAAAACCCAAAAATATGAGATGGCAGCCCAATTAAGGGACGAGGAGAAAACACTGGTCAATAAGTTAAACCACGAAAAACAAGCGTGGGAAACTAATAAGGAGAATAATAAAGATCCGATTTCCGTTGAAGACGTGTATAGTATTGTCACAGATATCACAGGAGTCCCCATTGCAAAACTTGATGATAAAGAGACAGCAAATCTCTTGACCCTTGAAAAACAACTTGGGAAGAAAATCATTGGACAAAGCGAGGCGATAGAAACCATATCCAAAGCCATTAGGAGGAATCGTGTTGGTCTTAAAGGGAATAACAAACCTATCGGGTCATTTATGTTCTTGGGGTCAACTGGTGTCGGTAAAACGTACCTGGCAAAAACCATTGCAGAATTATTATTCGGATCCCCCGAAAACATTATCAGAATCGATATGAGTGAATACATGGAGAAATTTAATGTTTCCAGACTCATAGGTTCACCCCCGGGATATGTGGGTTATGATGAGGGTGGTCAGTTAACCGAAGCCGTAAAGAACAACCCATTCTCGGTTATCCTACTTGATGAGATCGAAAAGGCTCATAAGGATGTTTACAACATGTTACTTCAGATCTTAGATGAGGGACACTTAACCGATTCATTCGGAAGGAAAGTGAACTTCACCAACTGTCTTATTATTATGACATCCAATATCGGAGCACAGAAAGTTGTTGACTTTGGTAGGGGTATGGGTTTCGCATTACCAGACGACGGGACTAAGGTAACCGAAAAGAAGA